CTTTGGTAAGGGATTTGGGGAAGCATGACAGAGTATCCTCGTGAACCGACCTTATACCATTCTTAAGAATGATTATAATTTGCCGGTGGGGAACGTATACTATTCCGTAGGGCAACCTATGGGAGCGCTATCTTCGTGAGCTATGCTAAATATGATCCATCATATGATGGTTCAATACTGTTATTGTCAGTGTTATGGTTATAATAAACCATGATATAAAGACTATGTAATCTTAGGTGACGATTTAGTCATCTTTGATTCGAAAGTAGCAGATAAATATTTAGCACTATGTAAGGGACTTGGAGTAGAGATTAATCTTTCGAAAAGTGTCATTGCAAGGGAAGCCAGAGTCGTGGAATTTGCGAAGAGAACCGGTTTAAACGGTTATGATGTCTCAGCTTTATCTTTTAAAGATTTTATTAGTAATAATAATTTCTTTGGGAGATTGAGTATAAGTACTAGATTAATTAGGCGATCCTGAGGTGCAGATAATTTTAAATTATTTGTATTCGGGAATAAGTCTAATAAATTTAAGACACGACTATCATATCCAATTATAGGTTTTCTCGCGCAACTGGTGGAAAAGGGTAAGATGAGTTACGAGCAAATTCTTAGTTTAATATTAGATTCTAATAAACCACTAAGTTATTTTGGTCGTAAGCTTGAGTCTTTTGATCAAGGTAAAACATTAACAATGTTTAAATCTTATTTAAAAGGCTCAGGTCTCTTTACTATAGATATGACTAATCTCTGATTTGCTTCACGTAAATCAGTTGATTATAAGATCTATTTAATTAAAGAGATCATCAAGCTTAAAGCTAGGCTAGAACACAATGATAAGATTCATGAACGGTTCAATGAAATACAATGTTCCTTTCATCCTCAAGAGGATTTAAAGAACTTTTATAGTACTTTTCCTTTTAACAAAGATAAGGGTATGGACTTGTCCACACAACTATCTAAAAGGTATTACTATAAATTCTTATTGATGTATATCAATAGGGATAATGGAAAGCATGGAATCGACGCGAAACTAGCAGAAATGTTCATAGCGGGAGTTATGGAAGATTATCTTCTTAAATTATTAGAATTTTCTAATAAAGTCAGATGATATCCCTTCCCTAACTTTATAGGATCAACTTCGTTTGAAAGATTATCAATAGATGATCTCAAAGCGCAACTGACTTTAGGTCAGTCGCTCTTAGAGTATATATCTTTTGATATTATCAAACCGGAGCGTCGTACAAAGATTAATAACTCTTTAAAAATATTAGAATTTGTTCGAGAAACAAAAGTCTCGAACCATGAAGTTAAGAAGAACCCTTTAATGGGTCTTCCTAAGAACATGTTTCCAATGTTTTTATTGAAGAAATAGGCTATTGGTGCGTAATCCAAACGTATCTGGCCATAGTAACTGCTTTGTAACTAGGTAACTTTTACCGTAGTGAAGTGTAGACTTAAACTCTACTCGTTCACTAGATAATTGACCTTATGCAATTTAGATTACTCTAAAAGGGGACCTTAAAACCTGTTAATTCAGGGGAC